TAATATCTAAAAGAAGTGCATTAAAATTATTAAAGGAATAAAAAGATTTATGTTAATATTAGAAAGATTTAAACAAATTTGCCGGAGAGGGGTGGCATATTAAAATAAATAGCTAATATCTAAAAATATGGTGGAAACAAAAAAAATACCAAAAAGAGATCCTGATTTTTATCACCCATTAACAGCAGGGTATAGAATGAATGGATGGCAAGAAGGAGACTGTTTTGTACTACAGTACCCAGATAAGAAAGCAGAGCTAATACTAGCAGAGGAAGGAATATACAAAAAATTAAGCGAAATAGAGAAAAAAGAAATACACTACACACTATTTAAAGCAGTATTAGACTACATTTATAAAAAAACTAGGATTAAATAAGATAACACTTTAAACTATATGGCAAATCCAAGAGGAAATCCTGGGAATAAAGGAGGAACTGGCAATCCTGGTTACGGTGCTTTGAAAATGATTAGAGATAATGTGAAGAAGCATTGCCCTGAATGGTGGGAAGCTTGGAAAAAAGCTATGGTTTCAACCGATAAAGATGAAAGAAAACTGGCAATGCAAGAGTTTAATAAACTGCAGGCGAAACTAATGCCAACAATAGTCGGTGGCGAAGACGATAAACCTTTAGTGATACAGTTTAATGATGTGTTTAAAAAATAGATATGGCGCTTAATCTCCACCCTAAACAAAGGGAAGTAATACTTTCAGACGCTAGGTTTAAAGTTATAAGAGCCGGAAGACGTGGAGGCAAAACAAAGTTAGAGGTTGAGGATATGGCTTTTGATGCAGTTAGTTGTAAAGATAGACCGATATTCTATATAGCACCTACACAAAAACAAGCCAGAAGTATTATCTGGGAGATGCTTAAAAACAGATTGGCAGGAGTTGGGGAAGCTAATGAAGGAAGATTGGAAATGAAAGTACCAACAGAAGATGGAGGATATTCAATGATCTATGTTGCAGGGTGGGAGAATAGAGAGAATTTTAGGGGAATGAATGCCTACAAGATAGTATTTGATGAAGTGGACACAATGAAAGACTTTTTTATAGGTTGGCAAGAGATATTTAGACCTTCATTAATAGATTTATCTGGTAAGGCTACATTCATAGGAACACCAAAGAAAGAGAACCCTAACCTCAGAAGGCTAGAAAAAGAAGGAAATGACGACCTAGACTATGCTTGTTTCCATTTTAAAACAGAAGATAACCCGTATATACCAAAGGAAGAAATAGAAAAAGCCAAGGAAGAATTAGACTATGAAACATATCAGCAAGAGTTTTTAGCAGAATATATCGATAATCAGGGTGCATTATTCAGTTACACAGCTCTTTTAGACATATTTTCTAACACAATAAACAAAGAAGATAGAAAATATCTTGTAGTTGATATAGCAGATGATGGAAGTGATAAGACAATATTTAGCTTTTGGGAAGGATTAGAGGAATACAGACGTGAGGCTTTTGAAAGATTAAACACCGAAACGATAGTAAGAAAGATCAGAGAATACGCATCAGAGGACAGAATACCTTACTCAAATATAGTTGTTGATGCGATAGGAGTTGGCGCAGGAGTGTCATCAAGCTCAATGCTAGACGGAATAATAGGCTATAAAGGCTCTTATTCTGCTATTAAGACAGACCAAGACATAGTAAGGTTACCAAACGCAGGTTATTTAAAAGAAGCACCACTTATATCAGATTATAAAAACCTTAGAAGCCAATGTATATTCACTTTAGCTGGGTTAGTTAATAACCATAAAATATCCTCTAAAATTGAGGGTAGGTTTAAAGAATACATAATAGAGGAATTATCAACTTATCAGGACGCTAGTCAAGGAGATGGCAAGAGAATGGCAATGCAAAAAGCTGATGTTAAGGAAATAATAGGTAGAAGCCCTGATCATAGTGATTGTTGGCAAATGAGAATGTATTTTGAAGTAATGGCAAAGATATTACCGGCTCAATCAGAAGAAGCATCAAAAGTAATAAGAACACAAACAAATCAATTTGAAATAAATAAAACTAATTTTATAACAAGTAGCAATAAATAAATCGGTATGAAAAACACAAAACACGCAGAGCTAACATTAAACTTCTTTGTTGAAGAAATAGACCAACCATTCCACTATGCAGAGAAGATTAATAACTTAGACAAATTAAAAGACCTAGATAAGTGGTCAAACGAGATAAAAGAGCATATAAGACAATCAATCTTAAAATATAAACAAGATAACAAATAAAACTATGAGGACATTATTAGCGACAATCGGTGTATTAATGCTTCTGATTGCAGGGGCGATAGGGTATCTGATACACCAACCAGCACAAGAAACTGGGCTAAATCTAGGTGAATACAGAGAAACCCATATCTTCAAAATAGATGACGATGGCTACGTTTTAACAAATGATAGTCAGGTAAAGGGAGACCAAATAACAGCTGCTTCAGATTTAGCGGCTGCAACATCTACGCTAGGAACAATGGTCGGCACTACAACATTGTATTTTAAAACTACATCTATTGATTATGCAGGAGGACAGACAGAACCTTCAAGCGAAGTTTCTTGCGCCCTCGGACCATATTTGACTGGCGCTCCTGACGGATGCCTTGTTACTATAACTGTGCCAACAGAAACAGAGTCATCTCGTTTATGGGTAGGAACATCAACAGGCGTTTATTACGCTTACACAACAGCTACAAGCTCAACATTAGTTGCTACCACTACAGGTTTAACATTAGGAACTATACCGACTGCTAATACATCTTATACATTCAACAACGGTGATTATAGTGTCGCTGACACATACCTAGTAAAAAATGTAACATCAGACACGCTAGTAAAAAATGGTAAAACTTTTATCCACACAGTAACATACAGTCCGACTGATGCAGCAGCTACTGCAGGAAGCATACACATATTAAACGCAACATCTGCCGGATCAGGGACAACTACTTCATATTATTTAACTGCCGCTTATCACGAACCAACAACTATATTACTTGATGAATACTTTGATAATGGACTTTATGTAGACTTTGATACAACAGCAGATGTAAATGTTAATGTAAGTTATAGATAATTAGATATTACGGACAAATAAAAACTAAACAATAATTTATGTCTGATAAAAACATAGTAGACCTTGTCAGAAAGATGGAAGATGATGACCAGATCGGTAATACTACAATATCTAAATATGTTACTTACTCTCAAAGAGAGAACATAGAAAAGATAGATGCTTATGCAAATAGCAAGCACGTTTCAGGGGAAAAGGACAGTTTTGGTAGAGATAAGCCATTTTTTAACATTGTAACTTCGGCAATTAATATCTGGTATAGGGCTACTGCAATCAACAGAAGCAAAATAAAGGTCAAGGCAACTAAAGGGACACAAATAATGTTGTCCTTTAGTGCTACCTTGCTTATTCAGCAATGGATGAGAAAGACTAAGTTCGGTATATTCTTACAGGAATGGGGTAAAGCTTTAGCTAAATATGGCTCATCAGTTGTTAAGTTTGTAGAAAAAAACGGAGAACTATACAGCGAAGTAGTACCTTGGAATAGAATGATTTGCGATCCAGTAGACTTTGATAGCAACCCTAGGATAGAAGTATTATGGCTCACACCTGCTCAAATAAGAGCTAATAAGGGATACGACCAAGATTTAGTTGAAAAACTTATAGAAGCTGTTGGCTCAAGAGAAACAGCAGATGGGCAGAAAAAGGACAATAAAGAAGGATACATAAAGTTATACGAGATACACGGTAATATGAAATTATCTTATATAACTCAAAAAGATGATGACGATGATACTTATGTCCAACAAATGAGTGTTGTCTCTTATATAGACAAAAAGGATGGCAAATATGATGATTATTCGCTAGTAAGTGGTAGAGAAAAGAAAGACCCGTATATGATTACTCACCTTATCAAAGAGGAGGGTAGAACTGTCAGCATAGGAGCAGTAGAAAACTTATTTGAAAGTCAATGGATGATTAATCATAATAAAAAGATTATCAAAGACCAATTAGACCTAGCTTCAAAACTATTCTTTCAAACATCAGACGGTAACTTTATAGGACAGAATGTTTTAGACTCTTTAGAAAATGGACAGATATTAATACACCAACCAAACCAACCACTAACTAATGTAGCGAACAGAGCAGATATAGGAGCATTACAAGCTTATGGCAACGAATGGATATCTAATGCCGACAGAATTAATGGAATAGCCGAGTCAATGACTACCAGAGCTAAATCAGGGACAGCTTGGAGGCAAACAGAAGCAGAGTTGGCAGAAGCTCACTCTTTGTTTGAATTAATGACCGAAGGAAAAGGGCTATATTTAGACGATATGTTTAGAGAGTATATTATTCCACACATTAAAAAGAAAATGGACACTTCGGAAGAAATAAGCGAAATACTAGAAGAACATCAGATTAGAAAGATTGACTCTATGTACGTTCCGAATGAAGCTAAAAGAAGAAGCAATAATAAGTTTAAGGAAATGACCTTAGCAGGAAAAGTACCACAAAAAGGAGAGCAACAAATGTTTATAGAAGAAGAAACTGCAAATATCCAAAATGGTTTGAATGCTCAGGGAAACCAACGCTTTATTAAACCATCTGACATAAGCGATAAGACTTGGAAAGAAGTTTTAAAAGATATTGAATGGGATATGGAAATAGATATTACAGGAGAACACAAAGACACTAACGCAGTAATGACTACCTTAAATAACTTATTCCAGTCTATTGTCGGACTTCAAGGGCAACCAATGCCAGAAGACGCTAAAC